CCGCCAGCAGCAGATCGAAACCGAGGACGAGATTGACACCGACTGGGTCGACGCCGCCGTCCACCTGGCCCGCATGGACCAGTACCTCAACTCCCTCCTCGGTCTGCTCGAAACCATGCCCGGCCAGGACGGCGAAGCCGGTGAGCGCTGCTGCGACAGCCACTACCTGCTTCAGGGGCCGGGCGACTGACCTCCACTACGCAGCCTCGGCACACTGGATAAGCCGTCGGCCGCTCCCCACCGCGGAGCCCCCGACCTTCTCCCTAAACCCCTGCACCCCACGACATGGACATCTCCATGGCTGGCTTTGCTGCGTACGAATTCATCCAAGTCGATACCGGAATAGCCCTTTACACCACGTTCGCTACTGCAACTGAAATCCTCAAAGCCAATGACAATCTCAGGACCCACGGCTTCTCCAGCCGATACTTCCCCGCTGGCACCTACAGCACCCCGTCGCTGCACGGCTGAGCGCTTCGTCCTCTCCAACGAGAGCGGCTACCTCGTCGCCGGCACCGGCATCGGAGGCATCCCAGTCGTCCTCACCTCCGACCCCCTGGCGGCAGTCCGCTTCACCGACCTCGACACCGCTGCACTCCGCGCTCGGCACCTCACCAAGCTCGGCTGGTCCAACCTCAGCGTGACGGCCATCACGGTCCCGCTCTTCTAAGGGGCCCTACCTCTCTCATCCACACAGCTCTCACCGCCATGACCCCCTCCTTCTGGACGGCCCTCTCCTCCTACTGCCAAGAACTCGCCCCCGTCGCCGGCCCCCTGCTGAGCGCTATGGGCGACACAGCCGACGCTGTTGACCGCGCCGGCCGTAGCTCCTCGGCGCTACGCGCCTCGTCGCGCTCTCTGCGTGCCGAACTCCTCGACGACGCTGAATGATCCACATCAATCCCCTTGACCTCGACGACGCCGCCTTCCTCGCCAAAGCCGAAGCGATGTGCCCCACCAAGGCGGCCTTCACCTCGCGCCCCGAGGCCGTCACCTTCATCAAGCGCCGCGGCTACTCCGGCGCCCCGTACCACTGCCCGTGGTGCGGTCACTGGCACCTCACCACCAACGACCGAGCCCGCGCCAAGGCGTTCTCCCGCCGCCTCAGCCGGGCCCTCCGCGCCCAACCCGCCTAGCGTCTCGCTCACAACCAACCAGTTCATGCCCACGTCACCAACCACCCCGTTCATGCACGGCTGTACCCCCTCCATCCAGCAGGCCCGTCAGGACCGCCTCGACGCCCTCTACCTCGAGGACGGCCGGCACAACAGCGACCACCCGCTGCACGCCCACTACACCGGCCTCTGGCAGCAATACAACGACGGCCCCTGCACCGACGAGGAGGCCGCATGACTTACGCAGCGGCACCCTGCGACTTCGAGCCCGACCGCATCGAGCGCGACTTTTGGGCCTTCCACGTCGCCAACCCCCGCGTCTACCAGGAGCTCCGCGACCACGCCCTGCACCTACGCCGCAAAGGCCGCAGCCACTACGGCGTCAAAGCCCTCTTCGAGGTCGTCCGCTTCCACCGCGCTTTGGAGACCACCGACAAGTGCAAAGAGTGGCGTTTGAACAACAACTACACGTCTCTCTACGCCCGCCTGCTCATGGCCAACGAACCCGAGCTGCGTGACTTCTTCCGCACCCGAGTGCGCCGCGCTTTATGAGCCCCGACGACCTCACCGTCGACTACTACGTCGACTGCCACGGCCACGACTGCTACCGGATCTGCATCCCCGAGAGCGACATCTGCTCAATCGTCTCCAGCGCCCACCTCATCGACGAGCGCAAAGCGCAACTCCTCCGTTACTACGCCCCCTCCCCATGAAGCGCTACGCCGTCCTTGCCATCGCCCTCGGCCTTGTCGTCGGCGCCACCCTCCGCTGGGCCACCAGCCCCATCAACCCCACCACCTCGCCTAACGCCCCCGACCAATGGCAATGAGCTGCCCCAAGTGCGAAGCCCGTATGCGCGTCGTGCATACCCAGCGCAGGGAAGACGCCCGGCACCGCTGGTATCGCTGCACGGAATGCACCGAACTTGTCCGCACTCGTGAAACTCTCATGACGCCCGAAGAGTTGCTCTACGACACGCCAAAGCGGAACCCCCGCGGCACAGCCCACCCCAACGCCGTCCTCACCGAGGACAACGTCCGCGCTCTTCGCGCCGCCCGTGCCCGTGGCGTCTCAATCGACCGGCTCGCCACCGAGTACGGCCTGCACCGCGGCACCGTGATCAACATCACCGCACGCCGCGCCTGGAGCCACGTCGCATAACACCGGGGCATGTAAGACCCAGACTTTTTCCATCCCGCGACCTGTACAGCGCCATGGATTTGCACCTCGATCTCGACAACCTCGTCGCCACGTTCCGTCGGGGTGCTGCTGCTTCGGGGGAGCGCCCCACCCCCGAGCACGCCGCTTTAGCGGCTGTGATCCACGACCTCACCGACGCAGCCCGCCTCGCCGCTGCCAGCGACCTCCAGCGCTACGACCACCGCTCCCTCTACGAGTTCTGCGCAGCGTTGGACTACATCACTCGCGCCACCAAATAACCCGTTCCTGATCAGGTGTTTCCCCTGCACCTTTTCTCGTTAGGTTATGGGTGCAACTTCGGCATATCTCGGCACCTTTCGGAACCCATGCCGCCCCGCAACGCCTCCATGATTGACGGCCTCCGCGAGAACGAGAGGATGGCCGCTGAGCTCCTCGCCCGAGGCAAAAGCTGCCGCGAAGTCTCCCGCGCCCTCGGCATCTCCGAGCGTGCCCTCTACAACTGGCGCAAAAAGCCCGTCGTCCAGCGCGCCATCTACGCCCTGCAGCAGGAGCTGATCGACGTCTCCGAATCCAAGGGCTTGGCGCTGATGCCCGACGCCATCGCCACGCTCACGGAGATCATGCACGACGAGAACGCCCGTGCATCAGACCGCATCGCCGCCTCCCGCGCTCTCCTCAACGGCGCCGCCGCCTACCAGGAGCGCAAGATGCTCGAGCGCACGGTCTCCGACCTGGAATCCCAGATCTACGGCCTCCTCCAAATACCCAGCGAAGCCGTCCCCGAGGACGACACCGACGGCGACCTGGACCTCCTGAAATCCGCTGACCCCGAGGACGCCCCGGCGCCATGACCGCCTCCCTCGCCCAGCTCCAACGCCGGGCGGACCGCCTCCGCCTCGAACTAGCGAAGCGCAAAGCCCGCTCAGCCAACTTCGACCCCACCCACCGCGTCACCAAGCTCCCCGGCGTCGAGGACTGGCCGTCCTTCGCACGACGCACCTGGATCCGCACGGCGGGCACGGTGGCGCCGTTCGACCCGTACGCCTACCAGATCGACCTGGTCAACTCGATCAACGCGCACCCCAACACGATCATCAACAAGTCGCGCCAGATGGGCGCCTCCGAGACGGTCTGCTCCTACCTGCTCTGCCGCGCCCTCACCGAGCGCGGCTTCGCCGCCGTGATCTTCTCGAAGACCCAACAAGACGCCTCCGAGCTCGGCCGCCGCGTGCGCGCCATGGCGAACAGCATCGAGGGTGAGTCGATCCGCTACCTCACCGACTCCAACACGCAGATCGCCATCGAGGGGCGCGGCACGTTGTATTTCCTGCCCGCCTCACCCCGCGCCGCCCGCGGCATCCCCAGCTGCTCCGTCCTCTTCATGGACGAAGGCGCCTTCCTCGACGGTGCCGCCGAGATCTACCGCGGCGCCATGCCCACGTTGTCCATGGTGGGCGAGCGCGCCAAGGTGATTGTCACTTCGACGCCCGACACCGAGCTCGACTGGTTCGGCCAGCTCTGGCACCAAGGAACCCCACCCGACTGGTACGACTACGTCAAGGGGCGCCGCATCCGCGAGCTCAACAGCCGCCTTGCCCGGGTCAACGACTCCTGGAACCGCGTCGCGATCCACTACTCGCAGCATCCGGTCTACGGCGCCGACCCCGAGTGGGCCCGCTCCACCCGCGAGTCGCGCCGGATGACCCAAGCCGCATGGGACTCCGAGTACGAGCTGGCCTTTGGCGCCACCGACACCCAGATCTACCCATCGGCGTTGGTCCGTCGTGCTTCGCGCGGCCACTGGCGCGAGTGCGGCTCCATCGGTCGCACGTACGTGATCGGCGTCGACCCCAACGCCGGCGGTAACGACTACTTCACAGCGATCGTCCTGGACATCACCGAGCGCCCCTACGAAGTCGTGGGGATGTATCACGAGAACGGCAAGAGCACCGACTACAGCTTGCGCCATGTAAAAGCCCTGATTGAGGATTACCTTCCGCAGCGGGTAATCGTGGAGAAGCAAGCGATGGGCGCCGTCATCGCCGAAGCGCTGGCCACCGTCTTACCCAACTACGCTATCGAGACTTTCAGCACCAGCCGCCCGAGCAAGGTTGTCGCTACCGACCGCATCCTCTTCCTGCTCGAGCACGACGAGCTGATCTTCCCCGAGGGCGTGATCGGCGACGAGCTCCGCGCCTTCCAACAGAAGGAATCCGGCAACCGCGAAGCCGCCTCCGGCGCCCACGACGACTGCGTGATGGCGCTGGCCTTTGCCTGCCACGCCATCCCAGAGACGCCCAACACTGCCAGCTTCTTCGCTCACATTTAATGTCTGTCAGCTATTACCGCAAGAAACTCAGCGACCGCGATTACTACTTATCGCAAGCGCTCCGCCCCCAACGCACCGACGCCTTCTCGCAGTACCGCGGCGTCACGAAGGGCACGGCCACACACCCCTACCGTGTTGCCCTGACCCACAAGGGCGTGCGCCACCACATCGGCCTGTTCACCGACGAGCTCGAAGCCGCCCGCGCTTACAACAAAGCCGCGCTACGCATCATCGGGGATTACGCCGTCCTCAACGAACTGCCCCCGAGCCAGTCGTAGATCGCGGCCTCCCGTCCCGGATCCCAGAACACTTGGTGACGGAACCATGCGATCCAGTCCTCCGTGCCCTTGGCCCGGTTGCACCCCGAGCAC